CCCAGCCATAGTGCGTTGATCTAGAGTAATGGCAAACGTAGAAGCAAAGTCTGCAGTTGGCAAATCGCGTGCCAACCTAGCCCCACGAAGCGCAACAAAATCGTCTGACAGGTACCGCAAACGGACATCAATAAGGTCAATAACGCTTGATGCGGAGGGTATGTTGATCTGTCGATCGGATCCGTTGTATGAAAGATCAACAGTAATAACCCTATACAAACCGTTTAGTGGGCTAGAAAGGTCATCAATGTCCTGGTTTAAGACATCAAGTAATTGCTGCTGCGGAAACCGAGGGTTGTATACAACAATGGCACCGCTGGTGTGCGCCGCAGCTGTTGTTCCGGCGTAAGCCCGTTCAACAGTAGCTGTTAGGGTTGCAGTATCAACCGACCAAACGTACATAAGTTCTGAGTCAATTTCAAAAACTGCCCCAGCCCGAATAGAGTTCAGCGCGTATGTCATAACAATCGACGTAGCGGCAGAGTTAACTGTTGTAGCTAACTTGTTCCGTTCTTCGACCGTTCCCGACAATAGTTGTCGCGAAACACGGTTGATGAGTGCACCAGCGGTAGACATTTGTTAGTAGTTTTTTGCTTTCCTCATTGGTTTGCCGGTTTTCTTGGCTTCTTTTTTAGCTGCGGCTTTACCTTTTGGTGTGTATGCAAACTCTTTTTTTCCAACCATTGGCATGATTGTACCTTTCTATATGTGTAGCAAGCGGTCCGGGAGAACTCCCGAGTTTACTTGCCATTTTTCCTGTGCTCTCGACTCTACATTAGCACTTCCATCTATCTGCTTAGGTTGAGTTCCGTCTGCGCGCAACCTCTTGTATGCAGCCAAATCTTTTGACAAAGTGGACTCACGTACGTTTTCTGACCTGAACTTGTCACTGACTCCAATGGTGAGTCCGCTAATGCGACAAGCAAAACATCCGTCTACATCTAGGGTTGGGTGTGTTTCTGCATGTTTCATGTGATGTTCGCTCCATATCCTGCTGCAACTAGGTCAGTATATTCATCTTCTGTAAGGGCATGTACGTGTCCACCATGGAACACTTTAAGGTAGTTGTCTGGTGACCATGGATCGTTTTCGGTAAACGAAAGATCGTTAAGCTGGTATACATTCTTGCCACGCTCAAATGGCTCAAAGCGCCTGCCTAGCTTGTTGGCTATCTTGTCTCCGTGGAGAAGCATGAATGGACCAACAAGTTCTACCGGTGGTCGGAACATGTGGAACTTGTAATGGACGGAGGCTGCGGAGCCAGTTCCTGATCCAGTAGCCGTCCTGAAGTGTGCCCGTGCAGCAACCGTAACTGACGATCCCGTTCCCGTATCCGACGCAGTACGGAGGACCTTGAGGAGTTGTAGGGTTGACGACGTCCCCGTGCCAGATGCAGTAGCAGTTCGTGGTGAAACATGAAGTTCTATTGTAGTTGATGAACCTGTACCAAAACCGCTTCCAGTAACAATTCTTGATAGGACTTGTGACACAGTGGAAGAACCGGTACCAGCAGAAGCACTGCCGACCCTGACTCTAACTTTAATTTCAACAGTGGTACTTGTTCCAGTGCCGCTACCTGTTGCGGTGCGGAGAGATGCAATTAGTTGAGAAGCGGATTCTGTACCAAGACCACTACCGGTAGCTGTGCGGGTATATGTTGTTATGCCAAGATAGAACGCAGTTCCACCAACAAAGGGGCTACTGAAATCAAGTGGGACAGCCATGCGGCCCCGCTACTTAGTCTAGTGAGAGGGTTAAAGAGGTGATCTGAAAAGTGTCACCGGCAGTAACGGAGGCAGAAGAAGACAAAGCCCCAGTCCACAAAGCATTACCTGCTGTTGAGGCATCCCAGAGTGACCAGTGCGTATACACTTCAGTAGCTGCGACAGTAGTCCATTCCAATGTTGCCGAAGAAGCAATAGCACCGGATGCGGCAGAAGCCCAAGATACAGCCTTGCGGGTTGTTTCCGTGGCTGCGCTACTAGTAGCTGCTTCGCCCGGATCTCCGGTGTGTAATTTTGCGTAAACCGTAGTTGGCATAGTCCATGCCGCCTTGCCGGTTGTGTGATCAAGAATCTTTAACTCAGCGTAATTGGAGATTGACATAGAAACCTTTCGTCATCATAAGTATACACCAGAGGTGGCCGAGGGTTTGACCCCCCGACCACCGCAGTGATACTACTTAGTTAGCGCCAATTGAAGATGAAGACTCAATGCGACGCAATGATGCTTCACGGAAGCGGCCGTAGCCACCCAACCAGTACCAACCGATTGGATTGAAACGCATGAGCGAGTCAACCACTGGGCCTCGGCGGATCTGTGGAACAGGTCCGTTTCCATCAACAAAGGAGTATGCCTTTGCCAATGCTTGGCGACCCATGATGTAGGTGTCATAGACGTCTACTGATGCGTCACCATCGTCTGTGCGGACCTTGGTGCGAGGGGTCTCAATAAAGCGGACCGACTCGAACGTACCGATTTCACCTGTGTAGATGTTGGCGGTGTCCATGTTGACGTGTGGGGCGTTCCACGAGGCGTTGCCGGTCTCACGACGGAGATCGTACGAAACGTCTGGGTGGATAAAGCCGATGTAGTAACCGTTCCATGGGCTTACGTTTGCACCACGGAGGGCTGCTGTTACCTTGCGAACGTCGTTCGCTTCGATAATGTCATCTACTTCAACTGTTGCACGGCTTGATGGGCTTGTTGAACCGCCACCACCGTAAACGACGTTGGTTCCACCTGCAAGAACTTCACGGACAACTTCGTCCATTGAGCTTCCTGCGTTGTAACCAATGAGGTTTGCAGCAGCTGCATCAACGTCAAGGAACGCTGTTCCACGCAACTTGGCAGTTGTGTTGACAGTGCTACCGTATTCAGTCAATGTCACCGTTACGTTGGAGTCAGCCATTGCGACAGCTGTCACATCTGATGTTTCTGTAAGTGGTGTGGTTACTGTTGCCAATTCACTGAAGATCGTAAAGATCACCGAAGAACCGGTCATTGCTTGGTTTGTTGCTTGAACGTCTGCTGCTTGATCGAACAGGAGTTCTGAACGGAGAGCAAAATATGCTAACCGGTCGTATGCCGCTTGGTCTACGCCAAGTGACGATTGCTGGGTATATGCCACTGTATTTCCTTTTGGGTAGCCCCAGAAGGTAGTGCGCCTACTGGGGGGTTATTTTCTGGCTTGCTCTGCGTTGTATTGAGCCATGAGTTGATTCACTTCTTGCTCATTCTTAGCGTTAGCCATCTTTTCGTTCCAGTCTGTAACTGGTTCGAACTTTTCACCTTCCCGAGATGCGTTATTCACCCTTGACCAAGCTTGCTGTTCGGCTGCCTGGACTTTTTCGCCATTGCTGACTGGAATGAGATTTGCTTCTTGGGCTGCTACGCGAATAGCTTCTGGGCTTAGATCTCCGTCGTAGCCTTTAACGAAATACTTTGCGCCAGGATCTGATGTATTAACACCAGCCTTGACGAAATTTAATTCGCGAGCTGCTCCTTCGAACTCCTTGACTTTCGCCTCGGATGCTTTCAGTTGCTGTTCCACTTTGCGCAATTGTGCGCGCACTGGATCTTTCGTAACTTGGTCTTGGCTATCGTCCTCAAACTCTGCGTATGAATCTGACATGACCCGCTCCTTCTGCCCACATCTGACCGGAGGGTTCAGATGGCTGCAAATCTCGCCCCTATGTTCATGTCGAAGCCGGGGGACTCTCCAACAGGTATCCCTTGCGAGATGCTTAGTAATATATCACCGATGCACTGGTGTGTCAATAACCCTACTCGGGACCACCTACGCCGCTTTTTATTGATCCACCAATTCCTTGGCTCTTGGCAAAACTTCCACCGCCTTCAAACTCAGCAACGCGTCGTCGTTGATTTTTTTGCAACTTCTTTTGTGCGTCTGTGTTGTATCCAAAACTAGCTCCAATCATTTCGTTTTGTGTTACAGACTCTTCACCCGCTAACGTTTGCTTGAGTTCACCAAGGGCGGCTACGTCAGAGAACCCAGCCTTGGCTTGCTCTTCTGTATAACCACGCTTAGCCAGGTCTGTGGCTTGTTCTTTGCTTAGTTGCATACCAGCGCGCTCAAGCGAGGCAGCACCTATGCGGGCTGAGCGTTCCTGTTCCTTGAGTAGTGGATCAGCTTTCTTTGGATCAATAAAGTGAGCAACCAACATGCCTTCGCTAATGCCGTAAAGCTCTTGCATCTGTGCTTTAACACTGGCTGGAGCGTCGTGAACAATGCTACGCGCATAGCCAATTCTGTCGTTAAACTCCTGGGCGTCAATATCACCGGCTATAAGGCTGTTAAGTGCCTCTTGGTTGTCGTAGAAACCTGTTGGCATATCGTTTGCTTTAAGCACGCGCTTGTACATTTCTTCCATGCCAATGTATGTAGAAGGACTTAGCTCTGCGTACCCTGCCGCTTTTCTGCCGATGTTGCCGGCAAAACGTTCTTGCCAAGCCGGGGTATCTTTGAGTACGTAAGCAATTGCATCCTCGTTGGTAATGTTAACCTCTTTATTGAGGTGCATATTCCAAAGTTGTCCGGCAAGTGAACCAAGCCCATATTTTGAAAGCATTGCGTTGATGGTTGCAAGTGCGTCTTTGTCGCCGGTTGATCCAGTAGATTCACCACCACCACCACCAGTTGCTGTAGGTGTTGGTGCAACGTATGGTGTAAAATTTCCGTTAGCATCTGGACGATTTATGTCTCCGCCGGCATACATAGGCACAGACTCTTCGGGAGCGTTGACCCCTCCCGGCTTAAATTCATCCGGTTGTGGAACTCCGATAGATTCCCAAAACCGTGAATCTTGCTGCAGTGCAAGTACGTCCAATTGAATATTGGAAAAATCAACACCACTAAAATCCATCATTGACATTACTTAACCTTTCCAAACATACGAGCAAGCGACAAACCAAGTGTTTGCGCATCGAGATTGGCCTGGTTGGTTTTGTTGTATCCCATCTTTGGATCAGTCTTTACTTTGATTTCCCAATCGGCAAGACTCATCTGGCCTTTTTCCATATTGCCAAGAGCCTGAGCGTAAATGGGATTAGACACATCTACAGCTGATTCTGGAAGTTCCAATAGTTGGGCTGTAAGACTGCGGTAGCCACCAAAGATATCATCTAGGGTTGACCCTCCTTGTATTTGCGCCTTCAAATGGGGGTATAGTCCTATGGCTTGATCCTTGGCAGCTTGAGTAAAGCTCTCTACAGACTGTGTGTTGTCCGCGCTCTCGGCGTCAACGCCATATGATCCGGTAAGAGTAGCTTTGATTCTGTCAAGTAAGTTGCTTGGTTTCCAACCGTAACTCTTTGCAATAGCAAGCAGTTTGCCTGCATCAACACCTGCAGCAACAGCTTGCATACCTTCGGTTGTCTTGCTTGTCTCGCTGTATATCAGGTGGGAAAGACTGATAGAACCATCTGTGTAGCCACGCATAAGCGCGGTTGTAGCAATAGATCTTAACTGTGCGTCTGTTAACTTTAAATCTCCATACGCCGTTGAAAGAGTCTTTACCCGTTGTTCAACGGTATTTTTCTTTTCTTCAGGGGCTTGTAGCTGGAACGCTCTTTGAGCAGCAATGGTGTCGCGGACATACGACGTAGCACTAATCCTTGCTTCAAATGCAGCCTTACCCTCTACTGAACTAAAGTCATATTGTTTTAGCTCAGGCTTGCGTTTGTCATCGGCAAGAACGTCGAGTAGTAAATTTACCAAATCCTCACCAAACTCAGAAACAAGTTTGGCCCTATCTTCGTCCGTGCCAAATAGGCCCATGAATGCTGGATATCGAGCCTTAATTTGTTCGGCACCAGTAGGGATCTTTGGGCCTGTTTCTTGTTCTGGTTTAGGGGCCATTACTTTGCTCCCTGCTTTTTAAATAGCATGTCTAGTGCTGCACCAAGACCGTATGCGGCAGCCTCACCTGGTGCTGCTGTTTGAACTGCTGCTTCAGATGAACTAGTAAGCGTTGCTGCTGTAGCACCACCAGCACCAGAAGCTGCAACCTGACCAGCACGGATGTTCTTGATTGCGGTGTCCATTTCTTGTTGTGTCAAGGCACGACCAAGATTTTTAAATGCAGCAGATCGCAGGTATGAAGCCATGTCTTCTCTTGAGGAGTACGACGGGGCTGTACCGCTACCACTAGATCCAACTGCTGGACCTTTCTTCATGTTTATGAGTTCGGCTTTCCATGTAAGCATGGAGTTGTTTGAACGGTCAAGAAATGCAGCTATAGCATTAAGATCTTTGGCTTCAACGCCACCTTTGCTTTTGGCTAGTTCCGATGGCTTGCTATCTCCGTAGTACTGGTAGTTCCTTAGTGTTTCAAGAAACTCGGTAATAGCAGCACCAGTTTTGTCTTTATTAATAATTTCGTAATAAACATTTGATGCGTCAGCGCCAGAAACGGATGTGTCGTATTTTCCACGGCTTGCCACATTGCCGTTTTCGTCGGTTAAATTACTACCGGAATACCTTCCAAAACCAGATCCCGGGAGGGCCATGTTAACGCCGTATTTAATGGCACCAGCAGCAAGATTGGCTGGAGTGAGATTAACAGCACGTGCTTTGTATTCAGTTTTGTCAACTTGAGGAACGCTGGCAGCTTGTGCCGTATTGTACGCGTCTAACAGTTCTTTGTCTTGTCCTTGTTCTTCTTGGGGGGAAAGTGGTGCGTCAGCTTTTGTTCCTGCAACTTCGGCGTTTTTATCCGAAATTTCCCCAAGATAATCTTCCCATAGTTGTTGATTCAGTTTTTGGGTCAACGTTTTAGTGCTGTTGGATCCTTTGGATTTCCAGTTGTTTTTGAACGCCTCAAATCCAGCCTGGGTTGGTTTAATAGGTTCTGTAGCAGCCATTAGTCTTCTACCTCTTCGGAAAGCAATCTTTGCCAAATTCTATCAAAGTATGGATTTGTTGCAGCAAGGTTGGCACCAAGCACAAACAAGTCAGCCCTTGCGGTAGCCATCTTTTTGGACTTCAACGTTGGCACGTCGTTGGCACTCATTATTTCTGCACGTGCCGCTAGCCACTGTTTAACTGCTGGTACGGCAGGGTTCCATTGAACGCGCGAATCCTGTACGAGATCGGTAAGTTCGGCCAGGTCGTTGTAGTGTTCGTTTGTTACAAACTCTGCACGTGGTGTAAAACCTGGATATTGCTCACTCAATGCAACACGGTAGTTTGCAAGTATTTCTTTTTCTTTGGCGTTTGGGTATTGGCCCATTGCCAGTTTTGCTGCACGGAACCTAGACGAACCAAGACGGATATGGGCAAGCTCAATCAATCTTTCATCGGTTACTGGTTTTCTCTTACCTGTTTCCATCTGGCGTTCTTGAACCTTGAAATCAAACTCACCAAACGATGGTGCTAGGTAGTTTGCAGTACGCGAGTACGCTCCAATAAGGTCTTCGTTGTTGCGCTCCCAGTCACCAAAATCGTCTGTTGCTTCCAGGCCTTGTTCCATTGATTCGCTCTTTGAGGATATATACAATGCGGCGTTTTCTCCGTGCAAAGAAATGAATCGAGCAACAGCAGAGTCATAGTCATCTTCCTGCATTGAGTGGAACTCTCTAATAAGCTCTTTTACATACACGTCCCCTCCGGGCATATCAACCTTAAACTCCAACCCACCGGAAGTTGGACCAAAGAATTGTGACGCTGCGCGCAAGAATGTAAGCCATCTAGCCTTCTTGGCGGAAACATCCAACAAGCGTTGCCTGTCTTCTGACAGGGAAAGATCATATTTGCCTGTGGTGGATTCGGCTCGTACGGTTTCCAGGTTTGTATTGGCGTAGATGCCCGCAGTCCATGTTTCGTTTTGAGCTAATGCATCTTGTACTTTTGACATCCATCCAGGCATCAACTCGCCAATGTCTTTTGTTTTGCCATACGGAAGCAACATCTGAATGATCTCATCATTTTTTGGCGTGCTGCTAATAAGTTTGCTAGCAACAAATTGCGCTACTGGTCCAATACCTGGGTACACGTTAATACCTTGCGATAGACGTTTTACGGGGGCCGACAGACCAGCAGAATACTCAGCACCAAACACTTGGGTCAGTGCTCCAGATAGGGGGAACATAAACATCAGTTCGTTTGTTTGTGGATCTCGGTAGAACATTCCGCGACCGTCCATGTCTGGATCAGCTTCCTCAAACGCTGTCTCGACTCGTTGGAACTGGCGATACATGTGGATCGGATCGTCCAATAGTTTTGACGTGTATCTACCGATGACTTCGTTCCATGCGTTTCCAAACGGAACAATAACGCGCAGAATATCTTTTAAGTTGTTGGTGTTTGAGGCGTCAAAAAGTAGGTCTTCCATTTGCTTGAGACCGAGCATCTTTGCGTAGTCGTCAATTTCTTCGATTGTGCCAACACCTTTGTGTGCCGGGTTGGCAACAATAGCTTCAAGTTTCTTTACTAATTGTTTGTTGCCAACAAACTTGGCTATGTCCATGCCATCTGCAGCTGCCTTTGCTCCAAGATTACTAAGAATGCTTGCTGCTGCTGCATTGCTTAAATCGTCCGTGCTGTCAAGAATGTTCTTGTAGTAGAAGTGTCTAAAGGTTGGTGACCGCTCAAGATTTCTACTAGTAAATTCGTTAAGACCGTTAAAAAACATGCTGGTGGTTTTGTCCCAAGATTTACTAATCTGTTGTCCTGCAGACAAGTCATCAACACCGTCACCGTTTCTTTCACGGGCAACAAAGTGTGGTAGACCCTTCCCGGTAGTTTCGTCATACAGTGATGCGTTGTGAATCATTGCTTTTGTATACTCGGTTCCACCTCTTGCGCGCGTTAACGAATCAGCTTCTTTAAACGGAACAACAATACCCTCGGTTCCAGACTTCATTGTGTTTACCACAATTCCTTTGACACCACCAGGGAGTGTTACCTCGATGCCAATATCAACACCACCAGCAACAACCGGAAATCCTCCGGTGTCAAGCATGTCGGAATGTTTTGCAGCAACGCGTCGTATCAAACCGTTAACCTCTGTAACAGGTAGCCTGTTGTAAGCGGCAAGAAAACTCATTGAGTCCATTCCACCAAAGTGTGTATCAGCGTTACCAATAATTACCTTGCGAGCGTAGCTGTCAAGAATTGACTTAACTTCATCTACACCCTTAGTAGCCATAACATCATCTAAATCTACGCTTGGCAAGCGAAGGTGTTGCGATGTGTTGGAGTCCCACACTTCAATACCATCTTTAAACTTGCCTTTAATATTTGTAAAAATCTTCTTTTCTTCCATGATCTTGCGCACAACTTGTGCCGCTATGGAGTCAGCACTAGCACCGCTGGTAGTCATTCTTGCAACAACATGACTCAGCGGATCTGCGTGAATCTTCTGTAGTTGTTGGACCATACCTTCTGTGTGGTTTATTAATCCAGCACGTGGGTCTGATCTTTGGGCAACGTGCCAACTGTTTGTCTTTCGTGTGTGGTCTGCTACGTCTGCGGAAGACATGCCACGTACTCTGGCAGAACCGGATATGCGTTGCGCAAGTTCTTCGTTGAGTTCCTCAAGGTCTTTGTAAGCTGATCCTTTTGATCCACCCTTGCGTCCGCTTGCAGTAATTAAGTTGCCCATGATGTCGGTCTTGTTGGTTCGACCAATGACAAGAGAAATGTACTGTATTGGATGCAATACGCCAGAGCCAAACCTAATGTTGGATGACCCAATTCCGGCCTGTGCCATACGTACTTGGGCATCAAGCATGTTGCGCATCATGTATCCACCGGTCATCAATGTCAGCGGCTTCCAGATTCCGTTTTGGATAATTTCAGTAACCGCAAACGGTGCCCGCATTTCTCCAGTAAGAACTCTCTTCTCGCCAATAAGTGCTGTTTGAGCTGCCTTTTTAACCAGTACATCACTCATAACAGCAGGTGGCACTGTTGCCCCTGCGTATGGTTTCATTAAGACATCAATTTCGTCTTGAAGTATTGCGTGTTGTTTTCTATCTTTGATTATTTCAATCTTGGTTTTTTTACCAACAAATGCCCGTTTTGCAAATAGTGTTCCACCGTCACTCTTTAATTTTTCTCCAGCTGCCAAAAGGTGCTTTGACATAAATGGGTTACGGGTTAGTCGACGTAGTTGTCGTGGATCTGGCAATACACGGGTTCTGTCCATAAAGTCAACGTTTTGAATTGCGCTACCAAAAGACATGTTGTCTCCATAACCGCCGCCCGCGCCGGCCATTCTTGACAACCATTCGTTATGTACTGCCGGTGGTATTGATGCTTTGATAACCGGATTGTTTATTAAGTCTAATGCAAAACCGTTATCCGTGTTGATACCGTTTCGGTTTCTAAGGTATGACCTCATAATGTCCATTGTTTCTTGGCCCTTGGTAACCGCTAATTGAGCAGCTTCTGGAGTTACTCCACTAGAAACAATTGACGTGGTAAGGAATTTATTAAACAAATCGTCCACTTTTTTGACGGCGACGTTTCCACCAACAGAAGATGTGGCTTCAACGGCTTCTCTTAAAAATGTATTTACGTCTTCCGGTTGTGCGCCACCAGCCCTAAGATTTAAAGCCATGGTTTTAATTGCGTGAGCGCGCTCCGTCGGAGTACCAGTTAACTTAACCGTTCTGTCTGGAAGTTCAGCAAACAAACGTGACCGAGAGAATGGAGCCATTGCTCTTTCCCTAACAGACATCTGAAGTCCCTTGACGGTGGTTGCAGCAATTGGTGACCCATATTCATATCCACCAGTTAACGCGGCAACAACCTGATCTTTTGTTGTAGCTTTGCTCAACATGTAAGCAACATCTGGATCAACTTTTGAATCAAATGTTTCAGAGAAGATCTTTCCGGCGTCTGTTTCTTTGATCATTGAGTCAGTAAACTTAATGGCGCGTGGGTCACGTGTAAAGAAATCGTTAAACTTAACAAGGTCTACTTCTCCGCCGGCAAGCGTTCTTGAAAGACCCATGTCTGCTGCAGCCCTGACACTGGCCATTCTTGTGGTATCAACCGCTACGGCTAAGTCATCAATAAGTCCAGCACGTGATGCCTTGGATACAACAGGGATAATTTCCTCGGCAAGTTTTGCCCCACGTAGGCCGGCTCGTATTCCTTTGCCAATTCCTTTTGATGGGTCCGGGATGGACAACACTTTGATTACGTCAATTACTCCGGAGATGCGGTTATACATAGCCGTACCTGGGGTTGAAACAATACTGGCCATGCCTCTACCAATAGTAAATGCAGATCCGTTAATCTCTCCACGACGAGCACGTGCTTCTCTGGCTTGTGCTTCTCGCATCTGTTGGCTGATTACAAATCCTTCACCTTGATCCTCTGGGTTTGATAGCAGTTGTCCAATTGATGTGGAGTCCCAGAATCCGCCTACCGGTTCTTCTGTGTATTCAATTGGGACACCCAGGCCGCCCAACACTGTTGCTGCGGTGTAATCCACCATCTCAGTTACTGTGTCAAGTCCGGCAGTGATATAACGCAACGGCTTTTTTGTTGTCATCAACGCACCGTAAGCAGCATCACCCACAGTAGATATTGGTTTTGCTAAAAGATCTGGGGTTACGGCACCGCCAATTAACTTTGCAATATTAAATGCGCCACCCAAGAATCCAACTACTTTGCGTAGTCCAGTGCCTACAAACCCAAGTCCATTGGCAGCAGTACTTGCGGCAATATTGCTTGTTAATTGCGTACCAGACATATAGCCAAGCTCGTCAATAGCGTCATTGCTTGCGTTGCTTTTAGCTAATGCCAGCATTGTGTCTGGTTGTAACCATGGAGCCCTAGCTGAGATGTTTGCCATATTTGCGGCAACACGACCGCCGTCTTGAACTGCAGTGGACGGTCTCTCTACACCACCAAACAATATGGCGTCATACGCCTCCGGTGATAATCCTGCCTGCCATCTCACTGATTTTTCCTATACTTGTCGAGGAGTGATGTCAATTCCGCTGTTGGATACATCCGAGAAATAGCTGCAATCTCATCCATGGCTGATTGTTCTGGGGACCTTTGTGGTATGCCAGCTTGCAGAGAGTTTATTCCAGCACCAAAGTCTGCCCCTGTGGTAATTGGAGAGTTTGGTCGTTCTGTCGGGCGTAGTAGATCCGGCAGTGATCCCGGTGCCGTGTACTTGACTTCTGTTGGCGGCTTGCCTGTTGGCATTGCTTGTTTGGCACGAGTTATGTTTGCTTTGTCTCCGTAGGTAGCAACATCACGCAAGTCTGACCTATTTGGGTAGTTTGGCATTATGCTCCTCCTAGTTGAGCAAGGAGACCTTCCAGACCTCCACCACCAGGTGCTACTGGCTGCTCAGCACCCATCCCTGGTGCGGCAAGGCCAGGCATTGTTTCTGGGGCTCCCATTGGAGCCATGGCTGCTTGTCGATCTTGTGCGCGCTGCTGTGTGCGTGCTACGGCCTCATACAGCGGCAAGTCCTTCTCAATAACAAGGCGCGTTAGATAGGCCAAATCATCTGGTTGGTATGGACCCATTGGGTCCACTGCTTGTTGCTGAATGGATGTGAGCAATGCAGACTCAATACCCTCAACGATAATTCTGTCGTGTTCCATGTCTGGATCGTCAATCATTGGATCAGACTCACGTGCTGATTCAAGCGACATCAATCCGGCACCAAGACGCTGACCCAACGAAACAACAAGACTGTTTACATCTGAACCAGCAGCCGAATAAGATACGTAATGGAAATCCGATTCCCAGATCTTATTGGGAACATACGACGATGTATAGCCCCCACTGCGGCCAGGGATATAAAAGGACTTTGTTTCCTTGCCCCAGTATGCTTGTTCTATGGCAATAGCAATCTTGTCTTCTTCAAGGAGTGACGCCTCAAATGTTGCTTGAGCTTCTTGGATGCGGAAGTCTACTGTCGAAGACAGAACGTTTTCTCCGCGACGACCTGTGCGGATATTGCTTGCGGACTCGCCGCCAAACTCTGCAGGAATCGATCCCTCAAGTCTTTCCTGCCGTTCCAAACGATCCAAAGCAGTGTCCGTTTTGTAGCCAGGATTGATCTGTTGTTGTTGAAGATCTCCACCTTTGACAATTCCTAGTTGACCAGATTTTCCGTCAGCCACCTGGACAATGACCGGGTTTTCGTTTGGTCGAGCAACAAGGTATTCTTCTGGGAAGATACCACGTTCGATAGCAATCTCGGTAAGAGCCTGCAAACGGGCACGTGTGTAATACATGCCAAGTACGCCATCAAATTGACCACGTGGTTTGTCCAATGTGATCCTGTTTGGAACAACGGCTAATGGGCGTCCGGTTCTGTTTGGAATGGACTCAAGCAGCAGCGTAGGTACACCCGAGTTCTCTGCACGGTTAAAATCGTTGTCGTGGTCGGCACCCACAATGACTAGCTGGATGTCGGTAGCCGAGACATACTCCAACATGGTGAACTTGCTGTCTTGGCTGACACGACCCATGCGCAGGTTGCCAATAGTCTCTTCGCCATAACGAGATAGCAAGTACTGGGCTGTTGCGCGATATGTAAAAATGCAATCAGATGGAAGTGGATCATCCATGTCATCAACTGGTGCAGCGTATGTATTAAGTGGGTTGATCACGGTCCACTTAGGTATAAGTGTTCCAAAGTCTGGCTTTAAATAAACAGGTGACGAAGCATAACCAAGTAGATGTCGTGCCCGGCGGCGCATCTTTTGTGGCATTCTGTTGTGGGCCCACATTGCTTGCATTGCTTGTTTGCGAGTCTTGGCATTCTTCTTGCTGTATTCGCTTCCGTCTCTAACTGGAGGAAAGTACGGTGCCGGCATGGTTGACGCAACACGCATCGACATTTGATCCAGACCAACAACCAACAGGTTGGCTACTGATGCTGTGGCCGACTTGTCTAGCTCGTTAAGCGGGATGATGACATCGCCGTTAGCCAGTTCTCGAACCTTCTTCATTTGCTCATGCAGTGGCCCAAGGATGCGCTTACGCTCTTCGTAGAGCGCAACAATTTGTTCAGCAGTTAGCATTTAGTCCAATCCTAGATCATATTCAAAATTGTCTTTTTCTCCAGAAATACGAGAAGTTTCTCGGAGGTTAATTTCATCCTGAATGTTGCGCATTTGTCCAGTAATTTTTCTTTGCGAAGTTAGTGACCTGGCGCGTTGAAGTTTGCCGGCAAGAACACCCAACTCTGCTTTTAGTTGTTGAACAGATTCCGAAACATCATCTACGTATCCAGATAGTGCACTCGTCCCCTTTTGTGCATTTACACGAGCTGCTTGAATGGTCTGATTATTAATTGGACCATACATATCCACGCCAAGTTCTCTTGCCGCTCCAATCATTCCTTGTTCACCCGGGTTCATATTGAGTTGTCCCAAAGTATCTTCTCCGGCCTCAAAAGGACGATTAGGCGCGCCTGGTCGTCGCAATCTTGGTGTATATATTGGGCCGACGTCAACTAATGGATTATTAAATCTTTGATTTTCTCGTGCTGTCCATTCAGCTACAGAAACTTCCGGCACTGCACTGCGGGGAGTGCGCGCTACTGGGATGGTGGGTGCTTGTGCGTTTGTACTTCCAAAGAACCTTCTTGATACCTCACTTACCCAATCTTCTTGTTGCAGAACATTTGTATTTGGCGCAATTGCCGGCATCTTTAGTTCGGCTCTGTGCGCTGCCATGCGTGCGTTTTCTGCCGCAGCACCAGCTCGAGCTGCTTCGCCCTCTGGCGTAGAAATATCTGCCACGTGTTGGGCAATTCTTCTCTCTTCAACGGCTTGTCGTATCGCGTGCCATTTTTCTGGATCTGTAGCAAGTAGTTCGCGGTTGGCCATACCCCATGCGTCGTCTTTTGCATCTGCAGCTTCGGTCCAATGTGGCTTCTTTGGAGTAGTGGTAGTAACTGCTTCGTTGTTCCATTTGGTTATGGCAGCAGATTCTTGTTGGCGAATAACAGAAACTTCGGCACGGAGTTTTGTATTGGCTGCTATCTCGGCGTCCATGTCTGCTTTTGTGTAACCGTCTTTGCCAATTTTTGCTCTAAGCTCTGCTTCGTTAGGCTTTAGTGGCAACTCTGTCAATTTTGGTTCCGGTGTTCCGTCTGGATGTACAGTTTTACGGTTTACAGGAACAGCTTTTGCACGCGGTTTTGGTGCTTCTGCAAACCTAAATTGATTTGCAAATGGGTTTTCCTGCATAACAGCTTCATCTGCCCAATCTTGATACGCCTTGCGGTGTGCATCGTACGCTGCTTTTATTTCTTGTTTGTTGAGTCCTTGTGATATCAAATCACTTTGGAGAGGCTTAACTGGTGGTGGTACCCCATCCAAACGAACGCTCCGTTCTGAAGTTCTTCCAGGACCACTAGCGGACCTATTCTGTCTGCGAGCAAGTTCGCTTCTTAGTCTGGCAACATCGGCAGGGGTTTCACCAGAGACCGGAATTTCATATTTTCTGGCAAGAGCCAAAACCTCGTCATCGGATCCGTTGGCTATTGTTTCAGCAGCGTCAGCTGAAGCTGTTGTCTTAGCTGTGTAGGAGCGTTCCCATGCTGTGTCTCGAATTGGTTGAGATGGCCTGCTGTCAGCCCAAGCAATTTTTCCTTCATAATCGTTTTGACCAAATGGAACAGCAAAATCATCTGCGTTGCCAGCGTCAGTAAATTCAGCGTCAACCTGGGCAACTGTTGGTTTGTCAGCGTTGAGTCCAAGAGCAACATCTTCTTCGCTTCTTGCTCCTTGTAGTGCTGTTCTTTGTTGAGCAAGACTGTCGTTAATATCAACACGGGATTGACGGAAACTACGTGGCATGGTGCTAGCTACATCAGAGTTTGTTGTCTTTGTAAGAAGTGCTTTTTTGGCAACATTTTCTGGTCTGTTTACAATTTCGGAAAACAGTGCAGGATTTTCTACTCTCATTGCTTGAGCTTCTCGTGATGAGAACCATTCCGAGTACGATCTTGCGTCGGCTAAATCATTTGACTTTTGTAGAGCTTCTCTTTGTCCAGTGCCCATTACGTCGCTAAGTTCTCCGGCGAGGAGTTTTTTGTCGGCAACTTGTTGACGAAAACGAACGGATTTAATAATTCTGTCTACTGCATCTTTTCCGTACTCAGCAACAATGTCATCATATTGTGTGTTAGCTACACGACTGTCAGCAAGGTCTGATAACTGTGTATTAGAACGATTGAGCATGTCGTCGCTTAGTCTTTTAAACGTCTCAATGTCCATTGTTTTTGTTGGTGCTTTTGCGGTACCCAAGGAAGTTACTGGCTTGCGAGGCATTGAACCTTCCCCAATTACCGGCTTTTCCGTTACTTCCTTAGTTGAATAAACAAATGGTTCTTCCGGTTGTATTTTACCCGAAGCAACATCGCGGTTATACTGCTGCAACTTTTTGCCGCTTAGTTTTGGTGCTGTTGGGAATTCTCCCTGTGTTACTACTTTTCCAGCATTTGCTTTTTCTTGAGCTGCTTTAAGAACTTGTTCCGTTGTCACAGCGCCCTCGGCTCTTTTGGCTGACGTTGCAGCGGTTCTTGTTTTTTCTGCAGCTTTTCCAGAAAGCTTACGTGCTTCATCATCGGCAAATTTTGTTCTTGGCGTACGAAGTTTAGGTTTTCCGGTGGCAACGTCTATTCCGTCAAAGTGAGGCGTTCCCGGCTTGCCGGATTTGGTTTTACGCAAGGTAAACTGCACCCCAGTACCTTCTTCTATGCCTATCATTGGGTTGCTTGGGTCAACCGTGTACTTGATGCCTTTATGTTCGCGGATGTTTGCTGTTGGGGCTGGCGTTGGGTTTAGATTGC